AACAGGAAAGAGTACTATCCGGAGAGTTCGTTGGCTTCTCTGTGGAGGTTGACGTCTTAGCCGATGAGAAAAGACGTATCATCAAAAAGATTCTTGGGTACGATAGAGTGGTGTTGGTAGATATGCCTGCATGCGTAGTATGTACTCTCGATAAGGCGCGGGCTGCATAATGAAATACGAAGAGATGTTTAGTGATGCCTACGTCGGTATTACTCAAGGCAAACGAACGAATGGTATACGAATAACTCCATATATTGAGTTACGGGGCGAGTTGTATGACCTTCGTAAGATACAACTGGAATTGCTCTCTATGAGTATAGGTTGTACCATTCGTAATAGATTCTTGCGTATACAGGGAATACAAAATTGCAAGCTCATCGCTCCCTATACGAAGCACCAATGGTTTCGCGATGCTATCATGATGTTTGACCGCGGTGAACATCTTACGGAAGAGGGAAAGCTAAAAATTATGAGTCTGGTACCAACTAATACTAAGACTCGGACTAAACGGAATAAACTCTCTCTTCCCGGACTTAATGTTTCTGGACTCTCGACTCGTGACTAAACGATTCATGACTTTACCCTTCTCACACAGTATATATACTAAATTGAGTATATGATTAATTGGTGAAGTTCTTGGAAAAGAAACCAAACACAACGCCAAATGAGCAGGAAGTCATCAATCAGGTAACTCCCCCGGAGTTGCCTCTTGGATTACAACTTAGCCAGTTTGACGGAAGCGAAATCGAGAGTGTTGTAATTCTTCCAAAGGGCTTCAAGACTGAGTACCCCGTAGTTGCAGCAATGCAATTTGAAAACGCCAACCTCAGAAAGCAAGTCGCCGCGTTGGAAGCTGAGAAGAAGGTTCTTGCAGCCCAAACCGAGGAGTCCAACAAGGCAGTTACCGAGTTGAAGGCCAAACTCTCGGCCATCGACGCAAAACAGAAAGAGACAATCACTTCTGCGATAGCAAGTCTCAGAATTGAGAATGGTGCCCTGAAGCAGGAAGACAAAGAATCCACCATGAAAACTCTCTCAGCTTTGCCCGTTGACCAGTTGACCATCATACTTGAGGACAACAGGAAGCTTTCGAAGAAAAAGGCGGAAACACCCAGTCCTGAAATTCCCGCAGAAGACGCAGACACTCGGCATCTATCAGATGCTGAGACCAAGAAGCGGGAACTTCGCAAGAAACTGTTCGGGTACGAGGAAATAGGAGGTGTCAAGAATGGCTGATGCAAAAGGAGACATATTCCGTGAAGATGGATTGGTGCTAGAAGAGAACTACACCAAGACAAACGTCAGCGTTACCAAGGGTAAAGTTGTCGTTTTCGACACGGATGGATATGCCCATTGTGGTGCGGCAACTGCTGCACTTACAAAGGCATTTATGGCCAATTCGTCAGTCGTTGCTGATGGTGCCACAAGACAGAAGCTAGTCATCGTAAGACAGGGATACTGCAGAGTTGCCAAGGTAGCAGGTGCAGGCGCAATAGATTCTGGAAACACGCCCACATTTGCTGCAAGCGGAGAGTTGACCACAGGTGCCAACGCCGTTGGTAACATGATTGTTGTCACAAGCAACAATGCAGCAGCTTTGTTCTACGAGGTATATATCGGATAAGGAGGAATGAAAATGGGAAAAATAATCGTAGCAGGCGATGTCCCGGAAGCAATGAAAGCTCAGGTTATAGCTGAGGAAGTAATTGCCGCGGCCAGACCCGACTACAACTTGAGAGAGTTGTGCCGGATTATGACCATGCAGGAAATCTCTGCCAAGATACCAATTCAGACCAACTTGTCTGGTCAGGAAAAAGTTCCTGAGCTTGTGGAAGCCAATCTGTCAGCACTCTCCTTCACCCAAGTCGAGTTTGATATGTGGAAGAACGTAGTACACGTTGCAGTCTCGAAAGAGGCTGAACTCCGCAGCAAACAAGACTTGCTAGCGATGTCCGTAATGGACGCAGGTCGCGATGTAGCGCGCATGGAGAACAAGCAGATAGCAGAGATGATGGCTGGCAGTACAGCCCTATCTGGTACTCTGTGGGATAACGACGCAAATTCCCCGATGAAGGATATTCTGAAGGGAATGAGAGTGTTGCAGTCCGCAGGATACAAGCCAACACACATTGGTATGTCTCCGGGTGTGTACGAAGCTTTTGCAGGAAATGCAAAGGTTGTCGAAGCATATCTGCGCGGTGCTACAGTGAACATGGGACAGATACCCGGTGTTCTGGGTCTAAAGATACTTGTTGACCAGAACCTTATCTATCCCGACGCGAAACAGGCTTGGATTGTCGACCAGAGAGCTCCGGCATTCGTCCTAGGTGACGGACCGGAACTGGTGACAAGATATCCAGGCGGCGCCAAGTTCTACGACGGATACGCTATCGGTGACTTCCTCGAACCAAAACTCGTGATAGGCGAAGGTTCCCGAAGACTGACTGGTCTGATAACCTAATGGTTTGTGAACCCATGGCGGTAACTGTAGAGAATGTTAGAGACTATTTGGATGGAATTACAGAGGAGGAGCTTACTTCTCCGGCGATTGAGATTCAAATCAAGATTGCCGAGAAAAAGGCTTCCGATTTGGGCATCACCTCCAACGAGACATTCATACTTAAGTTTGCCGCCTGGAAATCTTTTTTAATGTCCAAGCTAATCACCAGTGTTAAGATTCATGATATCTCCGCAAAGATGGATTTGACGGCGAAGATTCAATCACTCAGAGAAGCGGTAGAAGATGAGTTGGAGACGATAGATGGATTCGTAGTCGACTCTACTGCGATGTTCGACGATAGGCCAATAGACGATGGCGCAAATCCAGAATGTTGGCCTTGAAATCGTTTGCAATTACCTCCCCCCTTTTTTTATAGGGTTCAAAACATCGGTAACACACCGAGGTGAGACATACGCCCAAATTACAAGTTGTTGACGTAACACACGTTGACATGGGAGAGCTCAGCAGAGCTTTACGATACGGTAGTAGAAGAGTAGTACAAGCGCTCGCGGAAAGGGGAGCGGAGATTTTAAAAGAGTATTTTGCACAGGGAGGTCCTGCATCGCAGCCCTGGAAGCAACTCTCTGAAGTTACGATTCAATTCAAAGGTCACAATATTAAACTCGTTCGTTCTGGTGAGATGGAGCATGCAATAGCCGCCAAACAGATTGACGCTTACACTTGGGAGTATGGCATATACGATTGGAAGGCAAGTATCCATGAGTTTGGTGTCATTATTCCAGTTACGGATAATATGCGCGGTTACATGGCGGCAATGGGATTCCCGCTAAGGCAATCGACACAGTTTATCCGCATTCCGGCGAGACCCGCAATGGGCCCGTCATTCGACCAGTTGATGTTAGAGTTACCACAGATTGAAGAGTTAAATCTGGGATTCTTCGGCAAAGCGGCAAAGGTGTTGGGATTTTGAGAAGTCGAATATTAGGCGATTTGGCACTCCCATTCCGGGGATTCGAAATATCGCTTAAGGTAATTCAGAAGGACGATGTTACGTTTGACCATGGATATGCACAGCCAGAGATTTCATATGAGAAGACATTCAAAGGGATACTAATTGACCGGGCGACTGATATGGCTGAAATACAAGGAGTGAGAAGTCAAGCGACTCGATTGCTGTATGTACGATTGTCTCAGTCATGGATTCCAGACCTAGTCGAAGGCGATATAGTAATTGACAATGAAGATAAGAAGTGGAAGATAGTCGAACGATTTGACTATACGATTCAGGCAAATACAAAAGTGTTTGGTGTTACTCGTGTTGACCCGTAGTTTGAAGAACCAGATATACAAGATGATACCCACGTTGTATCAGGTTAGTGGACAGACTATTACCGTACCGATTCGATATGCAAATCAATGGGAGGTTGACGTCTGGCCTTGTATAGTATTGGAGTATACAAAGCTCACGGGAAATGTCTTCACTCCACTCGATAAGACGAGATTAACAACTAACGAGAAGACTGATAACATCAAGTATGTTGCAGGAACTCACATATACACACTCTCTATGACTAAGTGTAAGGATATAGTAGAAGTAATAGGATATTACACTGGTCTAATTCATACTTTCGTTAAAGGCATTGACTATAAGCTAACAGGCGATACAATCGAATGGATAACTGGGGATAAGCCCGATGGTGATACTATATTCGATATTACTTTCACCTCTTCGTGGATAAGAACAGTCGTCGGCGGAGAGAAGTATGATAATCTATCGATTAACGTATACACTAAGGATTATGGTGTCGTGAAAGACGGCACATTCATTAATGGTGTATTGCTTGCTGACGAGATAGCAGGACAGCTTCATAAATTCTTTGAGTTCGAGGCAGAGAACTCGATTGACTTGGTCATGGTTACACAACAAGACATAACGAACCTAGACGATTTGACGCCAGGAGAATATCAACGAAGACGTCAATTCGACGTGCATATGCGACATCTCGAAAGCCATGAGACCCAACTACCTAACATTGATGAGGTCGAAGAACCAGAGGTGACCGTATATGAAACATGAAATAAAAGCGAAGACGAATGTCCAGCTTTTGTGTTTCGGTAAAATACTAAGACAAGGCGAAACATATCTTCATGAAGGAGCAATTCCGAATGAAGTAATGCGAGCCAAACAACAGGGCTTGGTAACCGTCACAGAAATAGCTGAGAAGCCAATAGTGGAGCCCGCGAAGGTGGCACCTAAACCAGTACCAAAGGAGACGCCAAAGGTAATACCGAAGAAGGAAGAGAAGAAGGAAGAAGTTCCTGAAGAGGTGTTGCCAGAGGAGAAGCCCGCAGCTGAACCAGAGAAACCCGTAACTGATGTGAAGGTTGACCTGGAAGCCCTTGGTACCATGAACCGCGATGAGTTGGAGAAGATTGCAGTGGAGCTTGGGTTAGACCCCAAGACCTATAGTAATATCACCAAACTCAGAACGGCCATACGGAATAAGGTCCAATAAGCGGATGAGAGAATGAACGTCCAATAAAACATTGGAGGAATAAAATGCCAGTAGACCCGATAATAATCGACACATCCATTCAGGCCGTAGGTGCAACTATACCTAATTATGGTGTAGTTCTCTGTATCGGTAGGGAAGATGGCGGAACCGCAGCGGACAACGTTCCGATGCTTCTGTCAAACCTTACTGATGTAGCTACATACTTTGGTAACACGACCGATATATACAAGGCGGCTCAAATGATATTTGCACAAGGAGTTGCCGAAGCATATTTCGTTAGGGCTATCAACACAGTAGTAGCCGTTGAAGCGGTCACGAAAGGTTCTCTACAGACACTAGTACATCCGAAAGTGGCAGGAATTCCAGCACCAGTAATTGCAGCAAATACGATGGTATACACGAATGGTGTACCAACTGACCCAGGTGCAAGTAAGGCAATGTTGAATCCCATCACAGGCAAAATATTTGTCAACGGTGTAGGTTCAGTAAACATCGCTTATTACTACACTGACTGGGCTGCAGTAATAACAGCTGTCAAAGAATTAGACGTACAGCTGTGCGTCATGGCGATGAGTCCAATCTCTTATCAGTTTATATCTGACTGGACCGATATGCTAGACGATTACTGCGATACATATCAGGTGATAGGTTGCGGTATGGGTGCATGGACAACTGGATTGGCAATAGCTGGTATGACAGCGCCAATCAAGGTATTCACTACAAAACACCTCGTTGCATTAGTCCACAAAGATGCAACACACGATGTTGGTGCAGCACTGGCTGGAATGCTCAGCGGCGTACAGCCTTGGGATAAAATGATGTGGAAGACCATAGAAGACGTAGTTATGGCCTCCTACTTCACGAATGCCGAGGTTGCGACGATAGAAGCTGACTACATAAATGCGGTTATAACTAAGTTCCAGCTAGATATTGCAAGCAACGGTCTGACGAGAGACACCAGTGACGCCTACAAGTACGTTGATTTGGTCAGAACCAGGTATTACCTTGAGGGCCTTTTGAAGGACCGATTGTCTTACCTGTTGATGAACAGTCAAGTACCGTACACACCCGGAGGCCTAAGTTTGGTTGAGAGCTCGGTTGCTGAGGCATGTGAAGTAGCAGTGGGTGCCGGAGCACTTCGTACACCATATCTGGTGAATGGAGTTCTCTACAAGGGATACACAATCCAGATGCCCCTCTATGAGAACATCACAGCAGGCGACAAGGAAGATAGAATTCTACGGAATGTCTATATCACAGCCAGACTTACAGGACACATACAAGAGATTACCATGAACCTGGCGTTACAAATCTGAGGTGAAGAAGAATGACACACACACCAGTAGTATTTGACATTACAAAGTGCAAACTTTATGTCAATAACACACCGATTGATGACCTTGCCGAGGACGGATTTGGAATAACGCCAGAAGCCGAGAATACTGCGATTGTG